GCGGCCGCTTCGCGGCTTCTTCCACCAGCCCCAGCGGGATGAACTGGTATTCGTCCGCGCCGGGGAACTCGCCGTACACCTCAACCATCGCCTGCGGCGAGTCCTCGCCGTATTCGTCAATGATCGTTTGGTACACGCCCTTGTCGGTGTCTTCCACCGTTCTGGCGTCAATGTTCTGCGTGTTCCAAAACGCCCGCTTGGCGTTAAAACACTCAAAAAAATACCCCGAGTTCCGCCGTGGGTTACTGAACGCGCACCAAAATCTGTGCGGCGTGTTCTCGGTAAAAAACCCCGCAGCCACTGACCAAATCGAGTCCGGGATACCGCTGGCTTCGTCAAACACGACCATCATGCCGTCGTCGTTGTGCGCGCCAGCATACGCATCGGGGTTCTCGTCGCTCCAGAGCTTGCCCTCCGCGCCCCAGTACCGCGTGCCCTTCTTCAGGTCGCGCTCCACCAGTTCGGTGAGCCACTTTGCCGGCACGATGCGCGTCGCGCTGATCTCGAACCAGTGCGAGTTCATCAGCATCGCCAGCCATTTCGTGATCTCGGCCCAGGTCACGCTTCTGAGCTGCGCCTCGCTGTTCGCTGAGACGATCACGCTCGCGCCAATCCGCGTGGAGAGCATCCAGAGCACCAGCCAACTGACCAGCGCCGACTTCCCGATCCCCCGCCCCGAGGCCACCGCCAGGCGGAATACCTCGTACATATCCCGCGTGCCGTTCGCCTCGATGTGAGCCTTTATCTTCCGCAGTATTTCCCGCTGCCACTTTCGCGGCCCGCTGCGCTTTTCCAGCGGCGTGCCCTTTTCGCCCCAGGGGAACACGAACATCACAAACGCTTCGGGGTCGTCGCGGAGCTTCGCGCTCCACAGGCGACTCATCAGCGCCTGTTCTTCCTGCGGGGTGTATTTCGTGGTCTGCATTTATATCGTCAGCGGCTCATATCGGCGCGTATCGGCTCATACCGGCTTTTGCGTGCAGCACAGATGCTGCAGCAGCATACGCGGCCGCAGCCGCTTCTATGGTATTAAAGCTGCCAAGCTCAACGGGCTTGCCGCCAGCCTGAATGCGCGCTCGCCATTTTTTACTGTGCGGGTGCCGCGTTACGCCGCGCAACCCGACGGGGCTGTCTTTGCGTGTGCAAGCATTTTGCGTGTTGACGTACTGATCCGTGTCGCGCAGATTGCACAGCCGATTGTCGCCAGTATCGCGGTTGATGTGGTCAATTACACCTGATGGCCACACGCCATGCGCATACAGCCACGCAAGCCTGTGCGCCGCGTAGACCACAGAGTCAATGCTTATACGCAAGTAGCCGCGTTTGTCGCGCGTGCCGGCGCGTGAGCCTGCTTTGACCGTGCTGCGCGTCACGTTCCACGTAAACACGCCAGTCTCGGCGTCATACGACACCAAGCTCATCAGCCGCTCTTGGGTTAGACTTGCAGTAGCCATCACTGACCTCCTTCACAGGTTGGTGGGTTAGAGCCTCAGTACCGCGCCAACGGTTCTGGGGCTCGATCATTTTAGCATCCTCTACGGCACTGTCCAAGGCCCGCGTTACGCGCTTCTCTGCTTGCTCCAGCGCAGCGGTAATCGATATCTGCATCGAGCCCTCAACCTCCACGCGCTGCGTGGCAACCCACGAATGCCTGTGCCTCAGAAACTCCAGCGCCGCCTTCGAATCCCCGTTCGCTGCCGCCTCGTACAGCGTGCGCGACATCGTCATCTCACTATCAGCGCGGCCTTTCATCTCCGCCAACTCCGCAATCGGGTCCATCAGCTTTAGCCGAGCCAACTCCACCGGCAGCATACCCGCAGCCAGCGCCAGCGCATCGCCACGCAATCCCAGCTTCGCATTCTCGTAAATGCGCTCCAGAGCGTCAGGCGTGGCCTTTAGCTCTCTGGCGGTGACGGGTAGGTCGCGGAACATGGCGGCATGATAGCCGAAGTGTGTGCAAAAAAAAATGGCTGTGGGGGGTCCGTACCATTTCACTCCATGCCAAGGCCCTAGCCGGGGCATCAATCCTGCGCACACTCATCATCCACCCCCCGATGATCAGCACGCTGACGATCCTCGAGCTGATGGTCCTCGAGCTGGTAATCAGCACACTGACGATCAGCGCACTCACTGTTAGCACGCGCACCATGCTGCAGCGCAGCACCGAGCCGGCTGCGCACGTTAGTTTTCACTAACATTGTTGAACCAGGGGGAATAGGGGACGCGGCGCTATGTGAGCACGCACTAACATCAGAAAGCTAGGGGGAATAGGGGACGCGGCGGCGCCGGGCATGGTCTGCCCCCCAGCGTGTCCCCTCTGTCCCCTCTGTCCCCTCCGATTTTATTTAGCTCAACCCTCCGGGGTTTTTTTTTTGAACTTCGGATCGTGAGGGGGAATAGGGGACACAGAGGGAAAACGCTCGTTTTCCGAGGGCGCAGAATCGGGCAAGACGGGGGGCACCATAGGAGAAAACGAGGGGACATGCAGGCTAGGATCGGGTTAGGGAAAGTACCTACCGTTCCTGACTGCTGCTGTAAGTTTCGCGTCAGGAAGGCCGCCGACACTGTCTCTGTCGCGCCGATGGTCGGTGCGCAAGGAGCGAAGATGACAACGACGAAGACCCCGCAGGAGCTAGCCGACGATGTGGCGATTGCTGCCGGCGAGATGTGCCCCGATTGCGGCTGCAGGGAAACCGAGAGCAACGGGCACGGTGAGTATCGCTGCTGCGAATGCGATCACCGCTGGGGCATTGACTTTGGCATGCGGTACGGATATTGACCCCGAGTTATAACCCCGCGAGCCGGGGTTATGGCGCGTGGTTTGCGCGATAACGACAGGAGCGAGACGATGTCCCGATACGAAACCCTGATCATGATTGCAGCCGACAGCCTGCAGACCCTGCGGGCTTGCGATGTGTTCCGCGTGCTATCCGAAGCCCCGGCGGCCGACCGTGACGGCCTGGCAGACTGGATCGCTGCCGGCCGGCCTGATCTGGCTACCGAATGCGCTGGATGCTTGGCGGATCTGTAAGCCCCACGTCAGCCTATCCCCTGACACTACCCACGCCCCGCACCGGGGCACACTGGAGAACCCCGTGGAAGATATCCCCCTGACCCTCGCTTGCGTGGCGTTCGCCGTCGCATTCGGCCTCGCCCTGGGCGCCCTGGTGGCGCTCGGGCTCTGACACTGACGAGAGGAAAGACCATGATGACCCGAAACGAAGCAATCCGCCACTTCGGCGCCCGCAGCCGCTCCACGTTGACGGCTGCGCAACACCTGGCGGCGGCGCCTGCAGCCGTGCGCATCGGCCTGCACCCGGAGGATTTGCAATGGATTGCCCGCAATCCAGACATCCCCGCCGTGGAGGCTGCGCGGCGCCTGGCCGTGCGCAGCAGGTTCGATCCCCAATCGGTTTGACGCATCCGCCGAGCCCCGCGCGCGGGGTTCTGGGATGCGCCACGGTGGCGCAGATAAAGAGGAAGACGATGAACCGTATTACTGTTGTCCAGCTGCAAGCCGTAATCGACCGCCTGAACCGCGAAACCGGTTCGCCAGCCGAGCCTTACGTCCGCGACGCTGACGGCAAAAACCGCGCGCAAATCGGAAACTATCACCTGAGCCGAGCCTATGGCGGTTTCGCTCTGCATCGCATGGTGACTGACGGCGGCGGCGTGTCGTCGCCCTTGCACACCGGTCACATCCCGGCGCGCGATTTGCTGAATCGCATGCATGCCTATCTGGCGGGTATCGATGCAGCCCGCCGCGCCTGACACCCCCACAGAGCCCCTACGCGGGCCTGTGTGGCCCTTTCCGCCCCAGCTGCTGGACTACCCCAGCCTGCCCCCCTGCGCGCGCCCTGTGCGCCCGCCTGCGGCGCCCCTGCCGGACGAACCGGCGTTGTTTTGAGGAGAGACGACGATGCCCCTCGTGCTACGTAACTGCACCCCGCCCCCCGAAGCGCTAGCCCGGGGTCTTGATGCTGCTCACGCAGTCCTGTCGGCTGCCGGCATCACTCCGCACGCCGCCTGGCTGCAGTCCGGCTATCACGTGGCCTGGACAGATGCCCTGGCCATGCAGGCATGGTATCGGGCCGAGGATGCCGCAGTACGGGCCATATTCGGCTCCTGGCGCGGCGCGCCGCTGGCGGTGGCGATGGAGTGGGAGGCAGACCCCCCGGGCGCGGAGGGCAAGCGATGATCTGGGCCGCCCTAGCCTTCCTGCTGGCGCTTGCGCTGGCCCTGCTGCTCGACCTATAATCGGGCGCCCGCTCGCGGCGGGCTTTCGCTGTTGTCTCCTCCTGCCGGGCACCTTGCCGGCTTCCTCCCCGGGTCGAGTGTCACGCTCCCCGGGGATTTTTTTAGTCTGGCTTAGCCCGCCTTGAACGGGTAGACCTTCGCATGCGGCATCAAAGTTTCCAGCATGCGGCGGATTTCGCTGCGGTTGCTCTGGTAGCGTTCCAAAGTGTCGGGCGAGCAAAGAATGTGCTTCTTGACCGGATGCTCCGGGCATCGGACCTTCCCCAGATCCAGCCACCCGGCATGCCCTGCCGCGACATACAGACTCTGGATGTTGATCTTGTGATCCTGAATTCCCTGCTGAAGCTCATCAACCACCGGCTGCCACGGTCCCATGATCGCACCGGGCCGGAACACGCCGACCCTGTTGCGCATCGCCTCAGCCAACAGAGCCTCACCTGCAGACAGGCCGCCTTCCATCATCACTGTTTTGGCGTCCGTCACTGGCGGCCGATCCCCCGGCGAGAAATTCGATACGTCCCGCTGCCGCAGCCAGTAAGCCACGCGGTCCAGACCGCCGGCCTGATACCACTGCCAAAGGGCTTTGGCCTCCTGCTGGGGCAATATGCCGGCTTCTGACCACAGGACCATCCATCTGCGGTCATCTGCCGATAACGACAGGGATACTCGCTCGTTGCTGAAACCCAGCACTGACAGTCTGTTGACTGCCGGGTAGGGATGCCGGCCCTTTTCGTTGACGCTGAATGTCTCGGGCGGCGCGGCCAGCAAGGGCTTGAGTTTGTTTTCCAGCGCCCGCCTGTCCTGCAATTGCGGCTCGCGCAGTTCATTCAGAACCAAAACCTCGGATAGAACGTAGTAATTGAATGCCGACTGTATTTCCTCAGTCGTTACCGTTTTGACATTCTGGCCTGTCGCGCCGCCGATAGCGTGCAGGAATGGCATCCAAAGCGTGTCTTTGCCGGATCCTTGCCGGCCACCGTGCAGGATGCCGTGGTTGATTTTCACGCCCGGGTTTTGCGCCTTGAAAGCCATCCAATCCAAGCAATGCTGGCGCTCCTCGGGGTCGGGGATCATGCGCTCTACGTGCCCTAACCACGGGCCTACGTCGCCGGGCAAGCCCTGCGGCCTGCCGTCGCGCCAAGTGTTTCCGAATTGCTCTCCGTCGTAGCCCACGAAAAGCCCGTTCCCGGGCGCGTAGATCATGCCGGCCAGCGTGCGCGCGCCCATGGCGATGCGGTTCTCGTCGAAGCTGGTGCTGGCCGTCACGCGGGCATGCAGTCCGTTTGCGCCAGCGTGTATAGAGTGCATCTTGTGATGCCGGAACGCCGCGTCGAATGATTTGCGCTCAACCAGCTTCCTGCGATGCAGGTCGAAGAAATCCGCGCTACTGAGCAGAAACGCAAACCGCTTGTACCAATCCGGCGGCTCAAGCGTCCCGATCTCGTCGCTATCTGGCGGCGTCGGGTCCGCTGCAGGCTGCGGCTCGGGCTTCGCTGCAGGCTCAGGCGCCGGCGCCTGCAGCCATAGCGACACTCTGTGAGCGATCCAGGCCCGAGCGTCGGACCACCGGGTCCACCCGCTATCGGCGCAGTCCCATGCGTCGGGCTGGCCTGTGGGGTCGATGACCTTGACCTCGGCCGCCAGCGGCTGCAGGATGGCCGCCAGGCGCTGCATAGCCTCGATGCCGGCAGTGTCAGCGTCAGGCCACAGGAGGATTTTCCGGCCCCGGAGGGTCTGCCAGTTCGCTCTGCTGAGAGCCTGCGCGCCACCGGGCCAGGTCACGGCGACGTAAGGCGAGCCCGCCAGGGCTGCGGCAGCGTCTGCGGTTTTCTCGCCCTCGACCACCAGCACCGGATCCTCGGGGCGGGCCTCCAGTTCCTGCAGCCGGTACAGCGGCCTCGGCACCGGCCACTGGCCCATGCCCCAGCCGTCACTGCTGAATGTCCAGGGCACGATCTGCTTGCGCTGGCCCTCGGGGTCGTATCTGGCGACGTACCCGAGCACGTCACCGTCGCCGTTGAAGTACGTCCACCGCTGGCTTGGCGCGCCGAGCACGGGGTGGATGCAGTCGTGATCGGCAGACTCTGCCGGCACTGGCGTGATAACCTGCCGCTGCGGTTTCGCTGGGCGCGGCTTGGCAGGCACGCTGCTGGCGGGCGCGTCGTCGCTGAGTTCGCGGTACGCCTCGCCCATGGTGATCTCGTGGATGGCAGCGTACAGGCTGATGAGATCCCCGCCGCGTTCGCTGGTGGCGAAGTCGGCCCACCGGCCGCTCAGGAGGTTGACGGAGCAGGAGTCGCCCTCGCCGCCTGCTAGGTCGCCGGTGACCCACTCATGGCCTCGGCGTCGGCCGCCTGCGAGCCACTGGGGGACCAGCGTGTCGGCGCTGATAAGCAGGCGCTGTGCGAGGGCGCTAAAGTCGAGTTTCGTTGTCATGCATCCCCCAACAACCTGACGGCATCGTCCACACTGCGGCAAACGCCCGCTACGCCCCCGGCCTGCCGGATTGTGGCGAGGAATTCCTCCTGTCCGGGCCGCATCCTGCCGGTGCGCGACTTGACCTCAATGGCCAGCGTGCGGCCGTCTTTCAGGACGCCCATGATGTCGCTCATGCCGCGCGCGGTGTTGGCGCGGATATACCGCGTCGAGCCGTCCCGGTTGCGCTCCGCGAAGGTGCCGCTGTTCTGTCGCCAGCACTGCGCCACGCGCGGGTGCCGCTTCAGCAGCTGCATGATCGCCCGCAGGATGTCGGCCTCGCTCGGTTCCGTGCTGGGTTTCGCTGCGGCGCGTTTCTTCGGCTCCGGCGGGATGTCGATCTCCCGCACCGGCTTGCCCGCCAGCGCGGCGTACAGCGCCTCGGATTTCTGATTGGCGAGCATGATCTCGCGCAGCGTGCGGCGGCCTCTCATCGCTTCGCCTCCGCCCTGTTGATCTCTGCCTGCAGCGTGGCCACTGCTTCCTTCGCCATCTCCAGCACTGTGGCCAGCATCACCGCATCGCTCAGGCATGCGCGGATCGCCGCGTTCTCATCGCCGGGGCCGTAGTCGCCGCTATCAACCCACTCAATGTCGTGCAAGGCCTTGACCACCAGTTCCAGATGCTTGGCAAACGCCCGACGCTCCGGTGTGTCTTGGCAAAAATTCGCCTCTACTCGAAGCTTCGAGTAGATGTAATTCATGCTGCCGCCGCTCATCGCTTCGCCTCCTGCGCGCACCGCGCCGCATACGCCCACACCGACGCCACTTGCTCATGCGCCTTCAGCTTGTGCTGCACCAGCGGCCTGACGTCCAACTTCGGCGGCGGAGCACCGGCGATCACCCACAACCAGATGTGCTCATTGATGCGGCGTTTCTGCAGCCTGCCCTGCACGCGCAGCTTCCTCAGATGCTGCGCCGCAGTATCCTGCTTGCAACCCAGATGCGCCGCCACTTGCTCACGCAGCACCGGCTGATGCGCCTGCACGAAAGCCAGAACCGCCAGTTTTTCGTCGCTGAGAATCATTCGACTGGCCTCCACGGAACCATCTTCGTTCGCAGCTGCGCCTCCGCAGCACGGATCAGAAACCGCGCCTGCGTTTCCGTCACGCCAGGCAGCGCGGCCTTGAACCACAGGCGCCCGATTTCGTCGTCCGTCAGGCTGACGTGCCGGCACTTGTCCAGCAGGGCGAGCGTGCCTGCTGGGGCAACTTCCCAGTCTGAACTCATTTCTTTTCCTCCAGCCAAGACCACCAAATGCGCCGCTGCACGGTTGCTGGCGCCGCCATCGCGGCCACTTGGGCGGCCTCGTCGCGGTCAAACCACGGGGTCGCAGGGCGCGACCACTTCGCGCCGTCCCACCAGCGAAGAAAATTTTCCTTACGGGTCACGCTGGCCCGATACCAACCCACCGCAGGCGGCGGGCCGGGGTTCCATTCAATCGTCATGGTGCAACCTCCAAACGTCGAGCATATTCCCACACGCTGGCCGCCTGCGCTATTGCGGCGTCCGCCGCCGTGTTGCGCGGCTCGGCCAGCACCCACGACGAATAACGCCCCACGCTGCTTGGCCGGATCAGGCCGGCGCGACGCAGTGCGTCAAGGTATTGCGAGGCCGTCTCCTCACGCACATGCAGGGCGCGAGCGATGGTGCGTCTGTTGACGGGCTGCAGCCGCTCGATGGCGGCAAGCGTCTCTTGCTGGCGTGGTGTCAGGTCCATGGGCCGCGATCATAGGCCCGCCCCGCCCGCCGCGTCCATATCCCGACTATTCCACGCGGGTATACGATGCTGCTTGACGCTCCGCGACTGTCGGCTATGATGCCCTTGCGTTGCGGCGCATCCCGCAAACAAAAGGAGAGAGAGCGATGAATTACTCTGCGATTCTTGGCCCTGGCGACGTCGCCACCTGGCCCACGCATCCCGCCGGCTTTGACGGCGACCACCCGTACAAACAGGAAGCCCGTGACCACTTGCTGGCCTGCCCTGCAGACTGGCAGGAGTGGCTTGCCGAAGTGAGCCGCGCCCGCGAGGGTGCGGCGTTCTCAACGATTCTTGTGCGCGAGGAGGACATGGACAGCGTGTGTGTTGACACGCTGCTGGCCTGCCTGCTCAGCGGCACCCGTGCGCAGTCCGAGGCGGCGAGATATGAGCTGCAGTCGCGGTTTCTGCGCGATAGCGCCGACCGGCTGCGGCGGCTTGAGGATCAGTTGTGCGCTTCGCAGCAGGGCGACCCTGAGCCTGAGTTCTACGACGATTTCTGAGGAGGTTTGGAATGACCACCGAACTTGACTTGGAATTGGCAAAAGAGCTTCTTGCGGAGCAATCAGACTTGCTGGAAAAGTTGCTCCAAGTCTGCAGCCTATCGGTTGATGCGCTGCTTTCCAGCAAAGAGGAGCATTTGCGCATTTTGGGCAAAGCGTTTGGCGAAGAAATGCACGACGTCATTCAGTACGGGTGTCATTTGGAGTCGGACTACAGGTTCCAGCAGTTTTACCGACAGGAGTCCGAATCGTGATCCTCGAAACCGCCACCCAGCGCGATGCTGACTGGTACGCCGCTCGCTGCGGCAAGGCCACCGCATCCCGGTTCAAGGATGTGCTGGCTCGCCTCAAGAACAACGCACCCGCCGCTGACTGCCAGAAATACCTGACGGAACTTGTGGTTGAGCGCCTTACCGGCCAGCCGGTGCCGGCATACGAGAACGCCGCTATGCGCTGGGGCACGGAGCAGGAAGCCGCCTCCAGGGCGGCATACGAGCAGCGCACGGGCGTCGCGGTGGAAGAGACGGGCTTCGTCGCCCACGACACCCTGATGGCAGGCTGCAGCCCTGACGGCCTGGTGGACTGGGACGGCTTGGTTGAGATCAAGTGCCCGTGGAACACCGCGAACCACATTGAAACGCTGCTGAACGGCATGCCCGACGAGCACATTCCGCAGGTGCAGGGCCAGATGTGGATCACTGGCCGCCAATGGTGCGATTTCGTTTCCTTCGACCCCCGCATGCCTGCTGAACTGCAACTGCACGTCCAGCGCATCAACCGTGACCCAAGCTTCATTGCCGACCTGGAAGCCAAGGTTACGTCTTTTCTGCAGCAGGTCGGCACTCAAGTCGAGGCGCTGCGTCGCCTCGCGGAAAGCAAGCAATGAGCGAAACCGTCACCGCAACGAAGCGCGCCTACGTCCGCACACTGAAGACCTACGTCGTGTCACAAACTGGAGAAGAAGACCGCCTGGTTCGCGCTTACACGCCTGCCGGCGCCCTCGGGCACTGCATGCCGCAACTGCAGGTTCGCCCGGCATCGCACGACGACATCATCGAGCTGATGGCCGGCGGATGCCCGGTGGAAACCGTCGGCGTCATTTCCGTCAGCGCCGAAAACGCCGGCCTGACCGACTGAACCCACGGGGCGGGAAACCGCCCCATTTTGGAGCACACCGATGTCAAACTCATACGAACCAACATTTATGGCCGAAGCATACGATTTGCTGGTCAAGAGCCTGAAAGACCAGCTTGCTAGCGCGCAAAAGCAGGCTGGCATGGCGTCAAGCGAGCAATCTGACAAGCAGTGCCACATTGAGAAAGTGATCTTTAACTTTGTCTTGAAGCACTGCGGCTATGAAAAGTTGATTGAGCTTGGCGCTCAGATTGACGAGATGCTGAACAAAGAGCACGGAAAAGATGATGGCTATGTAGATTTCTTGGAAGCCGAATATCACTCACGAAAGCCCCGCCGTTAACCGGCATCACTACAGGAGTAACACCAATGACCGCACTTGTCCCCGTAGACCAGATCGAGCGCATGGCCGTCAGCGTGGCCCGCTCGGGCCTGTTTGGCGTTAAAACCCCAGACCAAGCCATGGCCCTGATGCTGATCGCCCAGGCCGAGGGTCTGCACCCGGCCATTGCCGCCCGCGACTACCACGTCATCAACGGCCGCCCCGCCCTGCGCGCCGACGCCATGCTGGCCCGCTTCCAAGCCGCAGGCGGCAAGGTCGAATGGGGCGAGTACACCGACATCAAGGTCGTCGGCA